CATTGCTGGCATTGAGTGCGATTTGAATCCAACAATCGGCACCTTGATCTTCCACGCAGTACTCTTCAAGGTTCAGCCCGTCGGGATATTCGTATCCTGCCAAGGAACAATCGTACGCTTCAACAAAGCCGTACTCCTCAGCCTTCGCACCGTTAACCATTTCTGCAATCTGCTCTGTGGTGTATGCCATCGTTCTATCCTCCTGTTGGTGTGAGTAGGGCAGGGCCGTGACCCTGCCCTTGATTGATTAGAAGCCGCGCATCACTTCGTCGCGCGTGGTACCCTGACGGATCACCAGAGGCAGTCCGAACTCGTCGCAGCGCTCGACGTCTACGACAAACCACTGGACGCGGTCGACATCCCAGGGCATTTTGACCAAGCTGCGAGTGTGAACCGCATAGACTGCGTACTGTGAGAACTCGCCAAAGATTTCTTTGGCAGTAGCAAGTTGACCGGCGCGTGAGGGATCGTTGACCACGGGAACCTCCAGGGTTAAGTCGCGGGAACCATTCCCGCTGACATTGTTGTTATACAATAAACGCTTGACGCTTGTCAACAAGAAAAGTAGTACATATAGAAAAAAAAACAGCCGGAACGGATCCGGCTGGAAGGAAAAGCTGAAATGACATCGACAGTCTACTCGGGATCCTCTGGCAGCTCAACAGTTAGCGGGATGATCATCCGGAAGCCCACGTCTCGCCCATAGACATTGGCTGCGGCCGCATAGACAAATCGCCCAGTGCCACCCAGCCCGATCGGGACGATATCCTCTGCTTTGTACTGCCAGGACCCTCCCGTACAGTATCGCCTCTCGTACAGGTAGACGGCACCGCCAGGCTGCTCTACCGGCTCCAGCGGTGGTCCATCTGAGCACCACTGCCAGATACAGCCGAGAGTGTCGAAGAGGCCGTAGGCATTCGGGCGGCTCATCCCTACCGGCTGCATCCAGGGCTGCCAGGCAAACGTGCCGAGGTCCTGCAGTCGCTCAGGACGCACACCATCAGCCACCGCCAGCCCATAGGCCTCTTCGTAGGTCGGCAGACGGATCGTGCCGACATTATCGAGAAGACTGGCGAAGGTGAAGTTCAGGTCAGAGATATACTCGTCGACCATATCGAGACTGACATAGTTCGCGGGCAGTTCACCCTCAAAGGCACGGTTCACCCAGGTTTTCGTCCATTGCCTCGGCTCAGCCGCATACGTCCGCCACTGGTCGCGGGTAATCGGCGTCAGGGATACCCAGCCGATCGGCGTCAGGCGAAAGACGATCGGACCTAGGACGAGGGTATTGTTGTCCGCCGTCACGTACAGATCGCTCGGTGGTGTACCCGCCAAGGCTTTGAGTGATCGAGTCAGGGTATCAGTTCTCATTGCTCTCCTTTGATCGAGAAGTAGGTGCGGACCGGTCCGCGCTGGCCAGTGTGCTGGCGCTCAGCCGAGAGTATATCCAGTTCCACCATCCTATTCAGCCAGACGAGGGCGTGATCACGGTTCGCGCCGATCCCCTGGGCGATCGTGTCGACCTCGTTGCGACCGTCCTCACGGATCGCATACAGGATCCGCTCTTGAACCGATTGCTCTGGGATCTCGAGGATATAGCGCACCTCCTCCTCGGCGTAGGTGATTGCGTTGGATGCGAGTGGCACCACGGCAGCCAGTGCCCGTCCTGCGCCTTGGTAGGCCTCCCAGAGCCTCGGGACGCGCTCATCCATACCTACAGGCGCAAGAGTCGCCGAAAGTGGCGCAGCCGTCGTTTCTGCGATCGCGCGACGCATCTGACGAACGGTCATCGTTTCCTCCACGGCTCTGTCGAGGATCTCGATTGGCTCGGGTGACTGAGCCGCCACGACGAAATGAGAAAATTCCAGATTCGCCGGACGTTCGGCGAATCGCTCTTTGAATGCCACGGCAAGCCGGTAGGCGGCTCGGTATTCGTAGATGCGTTGCGGGTGGCATCCGACTTCTGCTGCAAATTTCTCAACGGATCCCTGCCCGTAGTGCGTCTCGATGGATGCGGCAATGGCTGCCTGACGCCAGCGCTCTTCCGTCACACTGGCCTCTGCGTTATGCCAGGCGGCGACGTAGTCGGTCCAGGCGTGCGACGTGAATATCGGCAGGTCGTTGTCTGGGAACGCGAATCCGGCGACGACCAGATTCGTGGTGAGGGCGGTGTCTGACAATGGGCCTTCCTTTCTAGCCTCTTTGACAGGGAACAAGCAATCGTCTATGATTCGTCCGTTGCAAGGCTGTGTAGTAGCAGCAGCACAGTGAAAAAGGCAGCACGGGCCCGAGAGTTCAAGCCATACTCTCGGGCTTTCTTATTTCACACCTTCGCGTAGGTTATCGATTGCTGGTCCTGATACTTCCCATCCCTGTCTTCGTAGCTCGTCCGCACCTCACCCTTGATCGGGAAGAGTAGCAGCTGAGCAATTCCCTCTTTGGCATAGAGCTTGAGGTAGTTGTGTTTCTGTGCGTTGTAAAATTCGATCACTAGGTTTCCGTGCCAACCCGGCTCAAGCGGTGTCGTGTTGACGATCAGCCCACAGCGAGCATAGGTGGACTTGCCGATGCACAGGCCGATATGATCGCGTGGAATGGTGATGTATTCGAGCGAGAGGCCGAGCGCATAATCGCCCGGCGCCATTCGCCAGTAGACTTCGTGTGTCTGCGGATCAGTGTCAGGTTGGATCTGAACGTAATCGTCTGACTGAATGCGCTTAGGATCGATGGTCCCTGACTTCTCGCTCTTCAACCAAGGATTACGCGCTACGGCCAGTGACCCGGGATCGAGACGCAAGTCGTAGCCTGCTGAGGATAGGCCGTAGGATATGGTGGAAACGCTACTATGCGCTCGACACTGATCAGGCAGGAATGGCTCGACCATGTGTTTGTACTGCTCTTCCCGTAGTCTGATCCACTCGCTATCGCTGATTGGCATTTGCCGTCCCTCCGATCACTGACCAGTCGACGTTGCCCTCGAATGCAGTAGTGATCACGGATCGCACCAGGTTGGACAGCGTCGGATCGTTGTACTTCTCTGTCATTTGCAGGATCTCAATCAAAGCTGACACGATCTCGTGCGGCTGGCTTACGGGCTGGTATGGTGCCCTTGTAGTTTTGGATGAGGGCTTGCTTGTATTCATTGTGGAACTCCTTCGTGATCATTTCGTAGACTTCATCGCTGACCCGGTCGACGTAGACGATGGGCCTGTCATTGCTTGCATACTTCCAGCGCAAACGGAACGCCCACGTTCCCTTGCTCACCTTCACAGCCTCGACGTATGGCGTCTTATCGCGTCGTGTAGAGGCGGGACGCCCCCGCCGGCGGGCGACCGGCGAGAGCGTAGTGGGTGGTGGGATCGCTGGTGGTGCAGGCTGAGATACCGAGGAATCCTCGGCAGTTGGCTGGGACACTAGACTTTCGTGACGGCTTCCAGTAGCAGCGCTTTGCCGATGATCATCATCAGCTCGAACCGGTACGAGTACAGGAAGATCACGCCGATCAGGATCATCAAGGATAATAGGAACTTGTTGCCGCTGCTCATATATTTGGCCTCCAGTGTTTTGTGTCATTGGTACGAAGAGAGTCGGGTTGACCAGTGATGGGACTGCGCCCGGACTGTCCGGGCCTATGCTTTTGGGTTTCGCGCCTCGGCTCCTAGTGGATAGTACGTCGTCGCACGTGCGAATCCAACTGGCGCACCACCCTGCCTGACGTCTTCCTCGATTGCATTGACGCGACGGGAAGCAATCGCGAAAAACACGATCGACAAGCCCAGCTCAAGAAACGCAAGCAGAGCGGCGATCATTGAGACGCCATCGCCGAAGGCCTGTTCCAGCTTTGTGGACTCGCGTGCTGAGAGGCCGATAGCGCTGGCAACGGCTCTCGTCTTGGCCTGAGCGGCTGCGCCCATAGCCGCCTCGAACTTCTTTACTTGCCCTTCGTTGAAGGACTGGACGCCCACGTTCCGCGCGCCATTGTGGACGATGTATCCAGCGTTGAGTGCGACGATCAAGCCAAGGATGACTTTCATCATCGTCTCACCGGGCACGATCTTCGCGTACAGGTAGGACGACGTGATACCCGCAACGATCGCCGATGCCGCTACCCAGACGCCCAGCCTCTCGCCGTAGACGTGCCACCCGGCATAGCTGATTCCACCGATGATGATGGCGTGGATCATCAGAAACATAATCCAATCGAACATTGAACGATTCTCGCTCATTCGTATAGCCTCCGTGTTATTTGAGATTGGCCCGTGTGCATTGGGACCACGGGACGGTTGCCAGTTGCTTTTTGCCCTCTGTGAGCGCCACCTCTTCCAGCCCTTGGACAAGAGCGTCCAAGTCAATTTTTTTGCCAACGCTCTGCCAGCGATCGCGAAAATCATGTCTCACCACCCAGGTTTCACCGTCGATTGTCACCTCGCCGTAGGTCCGGCCTTCTGTGTACTCAATATTGCGGACGATGCGCTGGTGCCTGTCTGGCGGGCCGTTGGCGTTGCGGATGAAGATCTGCTGGTTGAGCTTGTCGATCATATGTCCTCCGGTTGTGTCTACAGTCGCCCTTCGAGGTAATCGATCAGGATTCCCTTTGCTTCCTCGAAGCTGTACGCGACAGCCACAAGGTTGCCCTGATCACTGAGCATCTCCATCCATCGCTTCTGATTCTCTGAGAGAGTCCCGCTTCCGGCCTTCAGTTCCAGATAGAGCGAGTGCCAGATGCGGCGGGCGACGGGAAGGACAAGATCAGGAACACCGCTCTTCATACCTTCCCGCTTCATTGCGATTGCCGTTCGTGCGCTGCGGTAGCCGCCATTCGGTACCGCATAGAGCAGCCGAAGCTCAGGGTATTGCTTCTCAACGAGCTGCGCCCATTGGATGAGCGTGGATTGCTGGGCGTGCTCCGATGGGATGAGCCGGTTCTTGTGCAGTTTGAATGCCTTCATTCTTGATTCTCTTGTTGTAGTCGTCCAGATACCGTTCGAGGTGCCGGACGACTTCCTCTGTCAAATGTCGATCGTTTGTGATCTGGAACGCTGGCCGGTAATGATCGAGGATCAGTTCGCGCAGCCGGTGCAGGTGCAGGTAATGCTCTCTCTCGAAGCTCATTTCGTAGGCTGACAAAATCACACCCGTCCAGCCACGCAGAATGCCCTCACCGTCAAGGCGGATCGCCGTCGACGATGTCTTCCACGGTTCGAGCCGCACGATCTGCGCCTCAACTTGTGGAAGCTCAAATCGGATGCGTCGCCCTCTGGAATCGACAGGCACCCAGTCGTGGCTGGCCTCGTCGTCGATCACAGATGCCACCTCACGGAAGCGGATCACCTGCCCATTGTAGGTCGTCTCAGCGTGCTGGATCCCGTCGATGAATCTGTACTTCGTCAGCCGAGTGAACCAGTGGACTCGGTACCCGCTGGGCAGATCCACCTGCACGATCTCGACGTTGCGCCATTGATCCGGATGGATCGAGTGTGGCGGGATGCCTGTCCCTCGTCGAAAGTTGTCTGGTCGTTCGTGTTTGGGTGTTGCCATTGTGTCCTCCGTTGTGTAGCCTATGCCTGTTTATTGCCGATTGTCAAGTGGCCTATCTATTCGCCGCATTCTTGCAGAAGGCGCAAGGGCAGCGTGGGCTTGCCTGGGCCGTGCCTGGGTGCCAGTAGCCTGTCTCTCGGTTGCGTTCCCACTTGACGTTGCCCGGCCAGGCAACCCGCTGGTTGATCGGTGCTGCAGCACATTCGCACGGGTGCGCCGTCTTCCGCCAATCCTTGAAGGTGGGGCAATGCAGCATGAGAGGGAAATACCCGGCATCGTCGCAGTAGCGGCAGGCGTAGGTTCCCTGCTGGACGGCCTTGTAGCGGTTGAGCGACGCCTCTTTCTCGCGTCGTTCCCTGTCCTCAAGGATCAGCTGCTGAGCGGCGGACTTGACAGCGCCTACGGGCATTGGCTTGGTCCACTCGTGCTGCTCTGTCGCACGTACCCAGGCAGGCTCAAGCATTGCGTCCGGGATCCCGTCCAACAGGCTTGCCCAGGTATCGAGCTGCATCAACAATTCAGCGTCGGCGCACAAGGGTAAGCTGTTCGCTTGGCGCGTCCGCTGAATCAAGTTGAGCAGGGCCGTTCTGCGTGCCTGTGGTAGATCCCGGGAACATGAGCTCGAAGGTCTGTCTTGCGGCATGCTCGTTCGCGCTGAGTCGATTGACTCTCGATTGAATACCAGTTTGTCCATTGTGTGATTCCTCTAGTTTGGCAACTTGCTGTCTGTACCTGTCACGCATTCCTGTCACGTTGCGGGTTGAATACCGATTGTCGCGCCAGTCCTCGCAGATCGTCCGCCATAGGTCCAAGTTCGCGATCCCGGCTGCGTCGATCACTTCCTGCGAGTAGATGGGCATTTGCGGAAACACCTCAAGCAGGATTGATACCGCATCGGGTTGCGCGCTGATCACCGCAAGATCACGCGAGTGCGACACCTCTTCGCGCGCGCGCGTTTCCCTCTCGATCTTTTTGTTATTAGTCTTTTTATTATCAGTCTTGTTAGACTTCCCAGAGGGAAGTACATTACTTCCCTCTGGGAAGTGCGATACTTCCCTCTGGGAAGTACTGTCATTGCTTCCCTGTGGGAAGTTCTGACGGCGGATCAGCCGGTAGATCGTCGGTCCAGAAAACTGCTTCTGACGTGCTATCCAGCCATTGTCTTCCAGCTCTCGAATAGCCTTGGCGATTGTCTTTGGTGTCCATCCTGTCTGCTGCTGGATGAGCGTGTAGGAAGGGAACGCCTTGCCGCTCTTGCCATTCGTGTATCGTCTGAGCAGCACGTAGAGCCATCGAGATTGATCCGATAGATCAGAAGCGGCATCAATGAACTCGTTCGGTATCGTGGCAAAGGCACCGATCTCGTCATAGATATGTGAGTGGGACATCTCTACCTCCAAAACAAAAAGCCCTCAGTGAAAACGGGCAGGTGGGAAACGGTGATAGGTTGACGGCCTATCGGTTGCCTGACCCGCCTTCACTGAAGGCTCTGTTAATTGCAGTTTCCCGTTGGTGGCCTGCTACTACCGGGCGTCACTCCGGCGGCCAAGTCTTATTATTCACACCGCTTGCGAGTTGTCAAGAGGGAAGGGCTTTACTTGAGGCTGATTCAAGTAATGAATCAAGTAAACAATCAAGTAAAGCCCTTGCCTGCCCTACCGCCAGAAGCTGCAGGCGTTGCTGCGATTTTCCGCCACCAAGTGAAGGATTTCGCCATACTCTTTCCGGACGTCCGGAGAGTTCGCGCTCAGATAGCGGTTGACGGCCTCTTCGAGTGTGATCCGTGGCACCACTCGCAAGCTCACCAGCACCGGCTGGTCCACAAAGGCCGCCGCTCCTGCGATATAGTCCGCCAGCTCGTCCGCACGCTTGAATGGGTTGCGCTGAATGGCAATCTGCACAGCCACACTCGCCCGCTCATATCGGGCAAGATCGGTCGACAGCCGCCGGATCTGCGTTAAATAGGTGAAGCCTTCCACCCGCTGCACAATGCCCGCACCGACCACCAGCACGACGGCTGGGCGCGGGTTGCGCTCTTTGAGCAATGCCTCGTGGTTGTCGATGCAGATCGAAGGGATCAAACTCAAAAGAATCGTTGCAAGAATCATAGTGTCCTCCAGGGTAAAAAAAGGGCAGACAGCGCGTGCCGCCTGCCCAGCCAAGAAAAGAGAGTGTTGCGTGCAACCAATAGATGCGTTTGATTCGCCCACGTTGGGCTCGGTGTGCGCCTCACCGGAAGGTATTGGCAGGTCGCGGGATCTCCGCTCAAGCTCTCAGGTGGCTGAAGGTGACGGCCCCGTCACGCCTTGAGCCACCTCTACCTGGTGCTGTCTACAGGGGGCTGTAGACAGCTTCGAGAGCGTAATAAAAGAACATCCTGCCAAACTTGTTCAATTTCGTGTTTCATTCGCGTTTCATTTCCACTGCCGCCGCCCGTCTTTGCGGATCGGGCGCGCTCGGTAGGCGGCCAGATAATCCAGCACGGCCTGCCCTGTCACATAGTACGTCAGCTTCCGTCCGACGTTCTCAATCGTCGTGTACTCAAGCCGATTCAGCGCAAACAGCAGGTGCACGTTCTGACGGCTGCATCCAAGCCACTCAGCCACCTGCGTCGGCGAGTATTTGCCGTCCGGGTCGATGCGTTTTGTTGTCGTTGCGTTCATAGCGTCAATCCTAGTCGGCTGCTTGCTCATTGTCAAGCTATGCCGCTTCCCAAGCAATTGCACCACTCGGCTGCATCGTCCCGTAGATCTGGCGCATCTCGCCACCGCCTAGGTCAGCAAAGCCCACGTGCGTCGCAGTCGTGTCGTGCGCCTCGGCGTCCTGCCCGAACACCTCAGTCGGCACCAGCTCGTACACTGCCACCTCGACGTCGTGATACTCAGTCCCGTCAATCGTCAGCCATTCCAGAATCATTGCGCCCTCCACTGTGTTGAGTGCGGGGGCCGGAGCCCCCGGCGTGTTATACCCGCACCGCCCAAGCGTTGCGCCCCATTCCGTCGCCGCCGACGAGAAACTCGTGCTCATCCAGCGTGACGTGGAAGATGCCGCCGTCGAACGCACAGGCCAGATAGTACCCACCATCTATGATGGCGTCTCTGACAGTTTGATTCTCGTGGCCGATGGCAAAGCCCTTGCCCTCGGCGTTGAGCTGGCTATACAGGTCAGCGGCTTCGTCTCGCGTGTATTGCTTGGTGACTTGCGTTTTCATCGTGTTTTCCTTTGGTGTTGCTGTCTACTCTTCCCGGTCGTGGAAATAGCGGTCGATGTCTGTCAGGTCGCGGATAAATGCGTCGACCTGGCTCATCGGCTCTGGCGCTGCCGGCTCGTCGATCCCGAGCAGCTGACGCGCCTCTGCATATACCGCGGCTGTCTGCTCTGGTGTCAAGGCGCTGGCGATCTGTGGGACGTCCTCGTCGTCCCACTGCGGCTCAAGGTGACTGATCAGGATCATAGTGTCCTCCTTGTGTTGATGCGGGGGCCGGAGCCCCCGGCTGTATTAGTCTTCGGCGCGCCCTAGCAGCGTGTCGAGTCGCCTGGCGGCCAGCGTGTACAAGTCAAAATTGTACGTCCAAGGACAACCTAGGCGGCCAGCCGCTTCTTCTTCCTCCCAGTAGGATTCTGAGAGGAATTGTTGTAGTTTCCATTCAGGCCATGTGGGGATGTCCTTTTCAAATTGTTCCCGTTGCCGCTTAAAAAATTCTGCTGTGTACATAATTCCTCCTCTGGTGTGTTGCGGGGGCCGGAGCCCCCGGTGGTGTGACTACCGCACAGTACCAGTACCGTCAACGCGCCTATTTGGGCGACGCCTTGGGGTGCATCCGCAGCAATCTTCGCGCCTCGCGCTTGCGTCGGGCGAGCTCGTCGTGACGGTGTACGACCGCCCAATAGGCTCGGTCGATGACGCGATCTCCGCTGAGTCCACTTGGTGGGAACAAGTGCCGGAGGATTCTCAGCGTGCGCTGAGCTATCTCGAGTATCTGCATCTGTGTTTTCATCGTGCCTCCCTTGTGTTGTTGCGGGGGCCGGAGCCCCCTGTGGTGTGACTACCGGCTGACGCGCCAGGTACGGGAACGCCGCGGGCTCATCCAATACTGGGTGATAGCGGGCCAGCCGGGCAATGACGTCCCGCAGGACTCGTCCCACGTGATCTCGAGGTACATCCCATTTGGCGTTCGGTACTCCTCGCGGTGAGCCGATCCGCTTACGCGGCCAGACTCGGAGACGAGCAGTGTGCTGTTCTTGGCGATGGTTGCGATTCGGGTCATTTCGTTGTGCGTCATACTGTCTCCTTTGTGGTGTTGCGGGAGCCCATCTCCCTCTGACAGTGTCTTTATCTCATACTTGCTTGACGCGTGTCAAGAGCTATTTTTGATTATGGCAAAAAAAGTTTTCGGGCTATACTAGACACATGGAAAGCGTCTCATCTCTACCGATTCCCTGTCCCGAGGTGCTGGGCACACTGGCAGGCGACTGCGCCATTTGTGGTCGCTGGTCGGACACGGCCTGCCACCGGGACGACATCCTCGACAAGACCAGGCCGCATCGTATATCTCAAGCAGCTTTTTCCTGACGTTTGGCGAGTCGTGGTCAGTGAGTTTCCAGAGCTGGAGCGTTACACATAGCCTCTTCCTGCCACTCGACCTCCCAAGCTTCTGTAAAATCCTTCGCCGCGAACATCTCCGCAAGTCCTTGAATTCCGCTGATCTGCGTCAATCGCAAAACCTCATCCGCCTCCATCCCCAATTCTTTGGCGATGCGCTCATCCGTCCAACACCGCCGCTTGAGTTCCACAATAATCTCGGACATTGAATCAACCCGATGCTTGCCCCGGGCTCGATTGTGGCGAATCGTGGCAGCCATCCGGTCGTTGCGGTCTTCGCGGTTGTGGTTGATCGTCACCACGGGCAGGTATCCCCGGATCCGTTCGCGCACTGTTTTCGATTCCTTGCCAACCCGGTTGCGGTGGAACCCGTCAATCACCTCGCGGTGGCCGTCTGCTGCCCACGTGACGATCGGTTGCGTGTATCCGTCCTGAAGAATTGAGTGCTCAAGCAGCTTCATCTCTGGCGGGGCGACGGAGTTGGGATTGTAGTCGTTGGCCTGGACGTCTTCTCCCTGAACCCACTGCACGCAGTCGACCGGCTCATCTCGAAACGGAGAAACCTCGTGAAGCTGAAGCCTGACTTGATTCAGCACCTCGACTTTGCTCTCCTCGCCCAGCATTTGGATCCGATGGCATAGGTTTCGAGCATCCTCCAGGATGCGATCAATCTCGTATTGGTCAAATAGATTCATTAGAAGATCCCCCACTTCTCTCGACGTTTACGCATCAGCACCAAATATCGCTCGTAGGCCGTTGAACGGTGTGGGCTGAATGACAGCCCCTTGCACCAGTAGTCATTCCTTAGTAGAGCCTTGGCGATGCGCTTCCAGTTGAAATGCCCCTTGGTGATCGGGCCATCGTCCGCCATGTCGTCAATCGTCTGGCCCCGATCCAGAAACCACTTGATAAAAATCGTGATCTTGGCCTCGTAATGCTCGCGCGTCTTGACGGGCATCGAGTCCAGCAGCAATCGCACAAACGATTTCCACGTATGACCGGGTGGCTTGTTGATCTCGAAGTTGCCCAGGATGTTACCGCGCTCTTTGGCGTAGAGCGCACCAGCATTGGCACCGTTGACCCGGGCCACAATCCTTGCCCACGTTTCCGGCTCAATAACCTGGAACAGCCAGAGCCCTTTGCGCTGATCATCCCCGTAGGGCTGGCAGATGCGCATCTGGGGCAGAGTCAGGCCTGCCTGGTACATTCGATCGTAGAGCCGGTTGTAGGGCGTTTGAGTCTTTGCGTGATACGTCCAGAGGTCCGTCTCGTGCCAATCATAGATTGGGTAGATGTTGCAGACCGATGGGCTGATCAGGCTGGTGTAGTTGCGGTCGTCGACCTTTGCACCGTGGCCTGCAATGGTCCGCCATCGGTTGAGGCTTTCACGTGACCGAATTCCCACAAAGCAAGCGGCCGTCTGCCCTTGCGCATACCAGTCCCCGAAGGCCGGCACAAACTCCTCGAACTCCATTGCGTGATGGTAGAATGGGAAAGTGGCGGGATCGGTGATCGCTGTTGCTGGTGGCTGACGGATCCAAGCCTCTTCCTTGCCAGGCTCCCAGCAAATCCAATGGGAATCAAACTGACTGACGGCGTTTCGGAGATGGATCGGTAAGCAGACCCAATAGGGGGCAATCCAGTCTCGGTATTGATGAAAACAGGCAAGCGCGTGGTCGACCGTGAGCTTGTACTGTCCCTCGAGGTCGACCAGCAGCACGCCAACTCGACGCTGGCGACGGATCGCTTCCTCCATTACCAAATGAAGCATCACGGTCGAGTCCTTGCCAGCGGAAAATGACACGTAGATCCGCTCGAACTGATCAAACGTCCAAGCGATACGTTGGCGCGCGGCCTCCAGGACGTTGATCCCGAGGCCGCGCTTGATGGGCTTGCAGTTGTCGTGCTTCATGGTGCCTCACGCGATCGTTGCTGCATACTCAGCCGCAAACCGATGCTCGGCCGTTACATCGTCTTCGCTTTCGGGCTCGCCATCGTCCCACGTGATAAAGTTGCAGTCGCAAGGCCCTTCGTGCTGATCGCAAGGGGTGTTCCAACCGTTCACGTCGCCCAAGTATTTCTGTGCCATCGTTGTATCTCCTTTGGTGTTATATCCGGGAGCCCATCTCCCTCTGACAGTGTTGATTATATATAGTTCTTTACGCTTGTCAACAACTATTTTACAACAAGGGAAGATTTTTTTACCCTTCCCTTAAGTCTCGTAATCTCAACGGGTTACGGTTACAGCTCAGCGTTCACCATCATCTCCACAAGCTCTTGGAACCCGACTCTCGGCGCCCAGCCCAGCATTTTACGTGCCTTTTGGGAATTGCCTACCAGGTGATCCACCTCAGTCGGGCGGGTGTATCGTGGGTCCACCTCGACGTATTGCGTCCAGTCCAATCCCAGATAGCCAAAGGCCTCGTCCAGGAACTCGCGCACCGAGTGACTCTGCCCTGTCGCCACGACGTAATCACCGGCCTGATCCTGTTGCAGCATCAGCCACATGGCCTCGACGTAGTCACCCGCGAAGCCCCAATCACGCCGGGCGTCCAGATTGCCCAAGTAGAGCCTGGTCTGCCTTCCGAGATAGATCCGGGCGACCGCCCTTGCAATCTTCCGCGTGACGAAGGTCTCGCCTCGCCGTGGGCTTTCGTGGTTGAACAGGATGCCATTGCACGCAAAGAGCCCGTAGGCCTCTCGATAGTTCACCGTCGCCCAGTATGCCGCTAGCTTCCCAACGGCGTATGGGCTGCGCGGCTGGAATGGCGTGGCCTCCGATTGTGGCGGCGGCGCATTCCCGAACAGCTCAGAGGACGACGCCTGATAGAACCGGGAAGGGAAGCCCGCCTGCCGGATCGCTTCCAACAGCCTGATCGCACCCAGCCCGGCGACGTCTACCGTGTACTCTGGCAGATCGAAGCTGGTCCGGACGTGCGATTGTGCTGCCAGGTTGTAGATCTCATCTGGCTGTACTTCCCGCAGGATCCGGGCGAGTGAGCTGCCATCTGTCAGATCACCATAGACCAGTCGCAGCCTTGCGCCCTCCTCGTGCGGGTCCTCATATAGGTGATCGATGCGCGACGTATTGAGGCTGCTCGACCGCCTCACGATCCCAAACACCTCATAGTCCTTGCTGAGTAGCAGCTCGGCCAAGTAGCTTCCATCCTGCCCGGTGATCCCCGTGATCAATGCCTTCTTCATAGATAGCCTCCTCGATTTGATATAGTGGCCCTTGTGGCCATTTTGGTGACGCCAACAAATAGGCCACCAGTGGCCCATTTCCCGCACGTACGGAATATAGGCCACTTGTGGCCCACTGGAGATTATATGCCCGAACTACCAATCCTTGTCACGTGGGATCAATTCGTCGAAATATGCAAGCCCACGCCTCAGCGAGCCCTGCGGGAAGTATGGGGCCCACTAAACCACAACCTGCACGTCTGGGGCATCAATACTCGGCCACGTGTGGCCTCTTTTCTCGGTCAGGTGTGCCACGAATCGGGCAATATGCGATTCTTGCGCGAGATCTGGGGCCCAACGCCGCAACAGCTGCGATACGAGCCGGGAACGTCCCTCGCCCGAACGCTGGGAAACACCGAGCCGGGTGACGGAGAGCGCTTCCGTGGCCGTGGCCTGATTCAGATCACGGGACGCTCGAACTATGCGCAAGTCTCACGAGCGCTTGACTACGACTTCCTCGCCGATCCGGTGGCCCTTGAACAACCTGCCTACGCTGTGGCCTCTGCCTGCTGGTTTTGGTCCACACGTGGCCTGAATGAGATCGCCGATCTCAACACCGAGGACGCCTATCGCCGGATCACGCGACGGATCAATGGTGGCCTCAATGGCTGGGCGGATCGGCTTGAACGCTGGTATCGGATCCAACAAATACTGTCGGAATCTGCTATAGACTGACGATGGACGAAATTTCTCAGGAGGTGCAAGTGTCGAAATTTATTGCGGTGCTCGGAGTAATCACGGCTGTGGCCTTTGCCATCGCCCCACAATTCGATCTGCTCAACCCAACTGTGGCCCCGTGGCTGATGCTCGTCGGCACGGCTACCGCGGCTGTTGCCGGTGCTCTCACCAAGTTCGGGAAGGACCATCCGTCTGTGGCCCTGATCGGCGTCGGGATCGCTCTGGCCTCTGTGGTCGCCGGTGCGGTCGATATGCTTCCCGCCCAGGTGGTGCAGATCGCTGGAATCGTCGGGACGGCACTGGCTGCTCTCGGCAAGTCTATTTTCCCGGTCTTCGCTGAAGACCAAGAGGAGGCAGAGTGAACCCAACACGAACCCATCGAATCTTTCTGGCCACAAGCCTCGCGCTGGCTCTTGTGGTCACTGCTGCTTGCGACAAGAGCAAAGAATACGCGAAGATGAACGCCCGCCTTGCCGGGTATATCCAAGTGGGCCTCGAGCTCGTCGACCGCCAGACGTCCGCTGGCCAGATGTCAGCCGGTACCGGACTGGCCATCGTCAACGCCCTCTCGACTGTCAACACGATCAACGGTGAGCTGATCGCTGAATCCAAGAAGTACCTCAGCCCGGATGGCTCGAAGCTCGTTTTCGATCCTGCTGGGAAGGCCAAGGTCCTGCAGATCGTCGCATCGGGCAAGACGATCGTCGTCAACCTGATCGAGTCTGACGCCTTTGCCTCAATGGATCCTGCCAAGCGGAAGGAATGGATTGACTTGCTCAATAACCTGACAATGACCCTCGACACTCTCGGTGAGGTTGTGAAAGCTGCCAAGGAGGCCCAGTGAATAACCTGACGAATATCCTCAACCTTGTGACGTGGTCCGCTCTTCAGCTCGTCCGGGAAATCCTGCGAGAGTCTTCCCGCTCGGGCAAGTCAATCGAGCAGCTTCTCGACGAGGCTGAAAAGCAAACCCAACTCAACGACGATCTGATCGAGTCCCTCCGCGATCGGCTGATGGGCTTCGATTAACCCAGTTATGGGCGGGCCGCTGGTGGCGTAATAGCCTCGCGCCGGATGGGACCAGCAATGCCCGCCCTCCTTTTCCTATAGGTGCCCCTAGATGGAGAAAGACCCAATGGCGACAGGCGGATGGTTCGAGCATATCGTTGGAGCGGTGATAGGTGCCTGTGTAGGCTGGGTGATCTCTTCCTTCACGAAGGCATCCCGCAGCGAATTGACCCAACTTCAAATTCAACTTGAAACGGATCTTGAGCGACTAGAGGCGAAGCTCGAGGGCAAGATGGACAGGCAAGAGTTCCGGGATGCTGTCTCGATGATCCAGACGCAACTGGCGCAGATCAATTCCGTCTTGATGCGTCGCACCCGTGACCCGATGTAGTATTCAAGAGGCTATGAGCAAACGTAAACCAGACTGGAAAAACAGAATCATCGAATACGGCGAAATGCCGGCCAACCAATACCTCGCCCACGAACTCAACGCGCGACGACATCCCGGCAAACAAAGAGAGGCGCTGATCGGATCCCTCAATGAAGTGGGATGGGTCGCGCCTGTTATTGTTTCCGCACGTACCGGCAAGCTGCTCGACGGCCACGCCCGCATTGAAGAGACGATCACCAAGGACGAGAACGCACCGGTGCCCTTCGTCAAAGTCGATGTCAGCGAGAACGAAGAGCGCACCATCCTCCCCTATCTCGGCTCTGGTAGTACGATGGTTGCCGCTCAGAAGATGGGCCGCAAGTGCTATGGATTTGAAATGTCGATCGACTACTGCGCCATAATCATCGAGCGGATGGCGACCACCTTCCCGGCATTGGAGATTGAACGCCATGCCAAGTAAGAAGCAGCCAACCAAAGCAACACCAAAAAAGAGCAAGGGCAAGGCACCGCGCAATCCCGACTGGCAAGCCAAGTTCCTTGAGATCTTCGGCATGTCGATGAACGTCGTCCTGTCGGCCAAAGGCGCTGGTGTCGATCGAACGACGATCTATCGAGAGAGGCAACGGAACCCAGACTTTGCCGCAGCATATGAAGAGGCACGACAAGAGGCCATTGAGCGACTCGAAGCGGAAGCGTACAAGCGGGCTCAGAGCGTGAGCGATACGCTGCTGATCTTCCTGCTCAAGTCGCATCGTCCAGAAGTCTACCGCGAGAATATGAACCAGCAACATTCCGGGACTGTAGAGATAATCATCAAGCGTGAAGACAGACGCAACACCACAAGTCAAAATTGAGGTAACGCTACCGACGCTGCATCCAGAGCAGCAACGGATCGTCGACGAGGCACGCCGTTTCAACGTGCTTGCCTGTGGTAGGCGCTTCGGGAAGACAATGCTGGGCATCGATCTTTTGATTGATCGAGCGCTTGATGGCTACCCTGTCGGCTGGTTCTCACCGCAATACCCAATGCTTGTCGACGTCTGGAAAGAGATCAAGCGGCTGACGTTGCCTCTACAGGCTCGGGTGTCTGTGCAAGAACACCGGATTGAGCTGATCACGGGTGGCGTTATCGATTGCTGGTCGCTGGCGGCTGTCGAATCGGCCCGTGGCCGGAAGTACGCGCGAGTGGTGATCGATGAAGCTGCAATGGTGCCGAACCTGGACGACGCGTGGCAGGCGGTGATCCGGCCTACGCTGTCCGACTATCAAGGCGACGCCTACTTTCTCTCGACGCCCAAGGGCCTCAACTTCTTCCATCATTGCTATTCTCGCGGAATGGATGCCTCACAAGGCGATTGGATGGCGTGGCACGCACGGACCACAGACAACCCATACATCAGTCCTGAGGAGGTGGAGGCGGCGCGTCAAGAGCTGCCTGAGCAGGTATTTCAACAGGAATACCTGGCCGAGTTCCTGCAGAATGAGGGCGCGGTGTTTCGTGGGATCGATGAGTGTCTCACGCACGATCCGACAACACCAGAACAGCACGCGGGCCACGAGACGGTGGCGGGCGTCGACTGGGGGCAGCAGAATGACTTCACGGCGATCAGTGTGATCTGCCGGACGTGTCGCCGAGAGGTGGCGCTTGATCGGTTCAATCGCATTGAGTGGGCATTCCAGCGGGCCCGGCTCACCGAGATCATCCGCGAGTGGAAGGTAACGGCTGTGATCGCAGAATCCAATTCGATAGGCCAGCCGAACTTGGAAGCGCTCATTCTTGAAGGGCTGCCCGTGCGCGGCTTCGCGACGACGAGCGCGAGTAAATCACCGCTGATCCAATCACTTGCTCTGGCGTTGGAGCGTCGCGAATGCCGGTGGCTTGCCAATGAGACGGCACGCCTTGAGCTGCTGGCCTATGAGGCGAACGTCAACAAAACGACGGGGCGAATATCCTACTCGGCACCAAGCGGAGGCCACGACGACACCGTGATGGCGAGAGCGCTGGCGTGGAAGGCCTGTCTCGATGGTGGCTTCGGCAACGCATACTGATATGCCAAAACGTCAAGGGATCACAACGGAATTGCAGCACGCCATCATCCGGGCCTATGTGGGCTCTGGTGGCAGTGTGACTCACACGATGCAAGCGGTGGGCTGCTCAACCAATGCTGTCGGGCGATACGTTGGCCTCTGGCGGACAGGCAAGCTAGTGGTACCAGGCTGCGATCCCAACGACGGGCAGGTAAGCAACAAGTCACTCAAACAAGAGAACGCAGAGCTGCGCCACGAGTTGGAAGAGGCACGCAAGCTGGCGGATATGTTCAAGTTCGTGCGGGAAGCCAAGGTAGAGATACCGGCGTGGACGATGCGAGCAAGGACCGGCACCAAGGCGGCAATTCCTACTGCGTTCTTATCTGACGTTCATCTTGACGAAGTAGTTGATCCGCGCGAGGTGAACTACGTCAACGCCTACGATCGAGAGATAGCAGCACTGCGGCTCAACAACTTCTTCCACCATACGATCGAGATTGCCGACGACTATCTGCAAGGGCTGAAGTACGAGGGCATCGTCCTGCCTCTGGGCGGTGATATATTCAGCGGCATCATTCACGAAGAGCTGGTTGAGACGAATGCCGGGACGATCTTCGAGAGCCTACTACACTGGGCCGAGCCGATATGCGCGGGCATCCTGCTATTCCGTGACGCCTTCGGGCGAGTCTTCCTGCCTTGCGTCGCTGGCAACCACGGAAGGCGACAACGGCGACCGCACGCGAAGCACCGGGCACAAGACAACTTTGACTGGTTCTTCTACCACCTGTTGCGGAAATTGCTTGCCAAAGAGAAGGGAATCGAGTTCGCCATCGCCGAGTCCGCTGACCAGCCGTACAGGGTATTCAATACCCGCTATCTACTGACGCACGGTGACCAGTTCAAGGGCGGATCCGGGATCGCTGGTATGCTGTCGCCGCTGATGCTGGGCGACGCGAGGAAACGTCAACGAGAAGCGGCCGTCAAGCGGAACTATGATTACTTGGTAATGGGCCACTGGCATCAGTTGGCCTTCGTGCGCGGGATGATCATCAACGGAAGTTCAAAGGGATATGACGAATATGCCTTCGTGTCGAATTTCCAATTTGAGCCACCCAGGCAAGCCTTCTGGGTTACCGATCCTCGCCACGGCGTCACAATTACCGCACCGATCCATGTTATAGACGCCAGCGAAATTTACACGGCGGAAAGTGGACATCAGGCAACGGCAACGATGGGAACGATATGAGCTTAATCGAACGATTTAAGGCAGCCAGCAAGGCATTCCAGTTTCCCACCCGTCACACGCATCGAGGCGGCGCGTTTGTCAGCATTGCCCAGCGGACATTCCCATACGAGAACACGGACCCGATATCGAACTCGGCCGTGATGAACTGCTTGTCGTGGATTCAGCGGAACTTCATTCACGCAGAACTCGACGTCTACCAGATGGATGACGAGGACGAGAAGGAAGTGGTCGACGGGCATCCGATGGTGCGATTGATCAAGCGGCCAAACGCCTTCTATCAGGATGTTCACTTGTGGTATGCGACGCTCTTGTCCTACCACCTCGACGGCAACGCATACTGGCTCAAAGCCCGCAACGGGCGAGGCTTTGGTGTGCCGACCGAATTGTGGTATGAGCCGCATTGGAGTATCAGGCCACACTATCCGGACGACGGTTCGATGTTCGTCGACTATTACGAACGGCGGGTAAATGGCACGATCGAGCGGATCCCAGTTGAGAACGTCGTCCACTTCCGCAACGGACTCAACCCGGCGAACCCACGAATGGGCTTGGCGCCAATCAAGGCGGCGCTGCTGAATGTCTTCACAGACACCGAGGTGTCTCAATGGGTGGCGGCCTTGTGCCGCAATATGGCCATCCCGGGCGTGGTCTTGAATCCTACCGAGATGATCGGTATGAGCCCAGAGAAAGCGGAAAATATCAAGCAGGTGTGGAAACGCAAATTCGGTGGCGACAACCGCGGTGAGCCGCTGATGCTCGACTTCCCTGCTACTATCACGACGTTGGGATTTAATCCGGCGGATATGGATTTCTCGGCGATCAGTGCAGTGGCTGAGACTCGCATATCTGGTGCTCTGGGTATCCCTGCCATCGTCGCTGGCCTGTATGCTGGGCTGGACAGCTCGACGTATAACAACCTGGACAACCTGCGCAAGGCGGCCTTCGAGGAAAGCCTGATTCCCACGTGGTACGCGTTCGCCGCCCATCTCACCGCCCAGTTGTTACCCGACTTCACGCGCAACGAGGAACTTGAGAGCGTGGTGGTGGGCTTCGATACGAGCGAGATTCGGGCCCTGCAGGAAAACCAGGGCGAGAAAGAGCAGCGGGCCATCGACGCGCTGATGGCAGGCGTGGCGACAATCAACGAGACGCGGGCCCAGTTCGGCTATGATCCGATCGACAACGGCGACTACACGTATCTGCCCAACAGTGTGACGATTGTTGGCGATATGGAAGACGTCGAAGAGATGGAAGAGCCGGACGAGCCGGAAGAGGACATCGAAGACGAGGAGATAGAGGACGAGGACGAGGACGAGATCGAAGACGAAGAGGACACCGAAGAGCCGGAGGGCGAGGACGTCGAAGAGGCATCCCACCATCCGCTGATCCACGTCAAGCAAGAGATCTGGAACGGGATCCCAGTTTCCCGGATGCCTACTGAACTCGAGGCACGGGCGATCAAGTCGATCGACGACGAGTTCAACAACGGCGTGATTACCCTGTCGGCTCTTCTGCTGGCCCTTCGCGAAAGATACATTGAGCAGCTGGCGCAAGAGATCGGAAGCACAGATCCCGAAGATTATGCGCGGATCGTCCTTGAGCCTACTGAGGACGATCGGGCGAGGATCGAGGCGCTGTTGCTGCTTCTCTTTGGCCGTGGTGCCAACCTGATCACGCAGGAGTTGCGCCAGCAAGGGATCGACGGGCAGGTGGAATCGACACCAGACAGCGATCTGATCGCCACCTTGGCGATCCTGCTGGCAATCCGGATCGCGAACGACGTGCGGGCCAGAGGCGTGGCCGCTGCTATCCGTGGCGCTATCATTGGGCAGGTGCCATCCGACTATGCGCGAGCCGAGATGCTCGCCGGGTCGACGGCCTACGTCCAAGGCGCTGC